CCGCTATGGAAAGGAACACTAGCAACTCCAGTATCTGGGAATACCCCAAGACCGTCTGGATCTGTGTGGTTAAAAACTACCGATCCGAATGCTGGTGCTCGCTTGATTGTCAAGCGTTGGAATTCAGCTACTCAAACATGGATAACTGTTCCAGCACCGATTTATGCCACAGGGCATGCAGCACTATATTATCTAGATCGTTCTGGTGGTGGTGCAAACATTCCTCAAGATACGATATTTGTTCAATCTAATTCTCAAGAAAACAACGGGTTTGATGCAACTCCAGAAACTACAGAAACAGCACAGTTTCGTGCATGGAGGAGAACTGTTGCAGGTAATATCGCAACTAAAATCACTTCTCAAGCGATTACCGCTTCTGAAGTTGCTAACGGAACATACTCTTGGACACTGAAACAATCAATTCCAGGTAGTGCTAGCTTAGTTTCAACTTCAATTTCGGTCACTACTACAGCATCAAATTCACCGAGAGAATTCGCAGATGCTATCAATGCTATTGCAAATTTTGGTTTCACTACAGATACTCCACCGGTTGAAATTCCTAGCTACATTACAGCAAGTGTAACTGCAGATAACGAACTAGTAATCGAACATTCAGAAGGCGGCGAGATTAGATTTTCAGCTACGGGTGCTAGCTTAGTCGCATTATCAACATTGTTTGCGCCATTTAATATCGATACATTAACAGGCACAGCAAACTTCTACAATCTTACAGAAGCCTTAACACTAGGACAGTCACCATTGGCTGAAGGCGCAGCAGAAAACTTTGTAGCGTCAAATTGGCAACCGTTGGCTGCTAGCAATTTCATTGCTAGTGCAACAGCACCGATTAACGATCCTTCAGATAATCAACTATGGTATAATTCTGAAGTAGGCGAAATTGATATCATGGTACACAACGGCAATACTTGGGTTGGATACAAGCATTCAACTGCATTCTCAAGCACAAGCGCAACAGGTCCTAAGATATCTGCATCAAATCCATACACAGGCGGTGTAATATTTGTTGACAACGATCTATGGATTTCAACCGCAGATTTAGAAAACTTCCCAACAATCTATCGCTATAACAGCAACATTCAAGGTGTTCCTGCTAGCGAAAAATGGGAACTAGTTGACAAAACTGACCAAACAACAGAAGCAGGTATTTTATTTGCTGATGCACGTTGGGGATCAAGCGGCATTACTGGAAACACCCCAGCATCGATTCAAACATTGTTAACAAGTAACTACCTAGACCCGGATGCTCCGGACCCTGCACTATATCCAAGGGGAATGTTGTTATGGAACACTCGCAGATCAGACGGTAATGTTAAGAAATACGTTAGAAACTTTATCGACCAAACAGTATTGAATGAAAGATATCAAGCATCGCGAAGTGACGCTGGAAATACTGTTATTCTAGGTGATAGCATGTCTTCATACACCGAAGTTGATCGTTGGGTCACAGCCTCACCAAACAATGAAGACGGTTCGGGTACATTCCTACGCAAAGCACAACGAGCAGTTGTTGTTGCAGCGTTGAAGAGTGCTACTGATACATCATCAGAAATACGTGATGAAGAACGTCGCAACTTTAACTTAATTACTTGCCCAGGATATCCTGAGTTAATGAGTAACTTGGTTAACTTGAATATTGATCGTGGTGTTACAGCGTTTGTTATTGCAGACACACCGTTACGCTTACCAAGTGATGCTACTTCATTAACGAATTACGGTTCTAACGCAGAACTAGTAACGGACAATAATGATACAGGCATTGTAACATACGACGAATATCTAGCTGTGTTTTATCCAAGTGGATTTACAACAGACCTAGGTGGTTCAAATGCAGTTGTTCCATCAACACACATGATGTTGAAAACAATCGCATTAAGCGACAACGCAAGTTATCCATGGTTTGCACCAGCAGGCACAAGACGTGGTGGCATCACTAACGCAACGTCAGTTGGTTACATCGACGGTTCAACAGGTGAATTCCAAACTGTTGCACTGAACGAAGGACAACGTGATACATTATATGATCAAAAAATTAATCCAATCACGTTCTTCAATGGTGTTGGTTTAATCAACTTTGGTCAGAAAACTCGTGCAAGAAATGCAAGTGCATTAGATCGTATCAACGTAGCACGTTTAACTGTATATCTACGCAGTCAGTTGAATAAACTAGCTCGTCCATATATCTTTGAACCTAATGATAAGATTACCAGAGACGAAATCAAACAGGCATGCGAGAGCTTGTTGCTTGAATTAGTTGGTTTACGAGCACTGTATGACTTTGCAGTTGTATGTGACGAAACTAATAACACTGCCGCAAGAATCGATCGTAATGAACTTTGGGTGGATATCGCAATTGAGCCAGTCAAAGCTGTTGAGTTCATTTACATTCCATTGCGTGTCAAGAACACAGGAGAGATTTAAAAATGGCAATTACATCATTAAATAATTTATCAGTCCCAACATCCAGCGGTACGCAAGTACTGTTGATGCCTAAATTAAAGTATCGCTATAGAGTGACTCTTCTAGGATTTGGCGTTGCAGCGGCTACAGAGCTTACTAAACAGGTTAAAGATGTTACAAGACCAAAAGTAAACTTCGAAGAAATCACATTAGATGTGTACAACTCAAAGGTATACCTCGCAGGTAAACCAACATTTGAAATGGTAACACTAACATTGCGTGATGATGCAAGTGGCGAAGTACAAAAACTAGTCGGTCAACAGATACAGAAACAATTTGACTTCTTAGAACAGGCATCAGCACGTTCTGGTATCGATTACAAATTCACAACACGCATTGAAGTATTAGATGGTGGTAACGCTAACTTAACACCAAAAATACTTGAAACAGTTAACCTATACGGTTGCTTTGTACAAAATGCAGACTACGGTGAATTAGCATACGGTACTAACGAAGAAGCTACTGTCGCATTAAGCATTCGTTTCGATAACATGGAACAATGGGGTGCAGACAAGACTGCTACAAGTCTAGAAGGCGGTATTGGCGCAGCAGTAGGACGTCAGATTTCTACACAAGCAGTTACAGGCTCAATAGGTACACAAGGCTAATAATTATTAGTAGAATCAAAAAAACCCGATTAGTTCGGGTTTTTTTGTGACATAAATATTAGTATGGCCAATAAATTTACACGTTTTCTTACTGGTGTCGGTACAGGATTAACCAATCCTAAGGGCATCGTTTCTAACTGGCAACATGCCACTAGATTGTTCATTGACGACACATATAGACTGTCTCCTCGAACAAAATTTTTATTCTACGTTCAATTCGAAATAGATAAGACTGCACATAAAGCACCTTCCTTTACAGCTCGTCACGGTGACGAAGTTGGTATGTTAGTTAGAACTGCGGAATTACCAAAATTTAACTTTGATACTGTTACAAAAAATCAATACAATCGAAAGAAAATCGTATATAAAAATTTAAACTACGAGCCAATTAATATTACACTGCACGACGATAATGCAGGTATTGTAAACGCCTTATGGGCAATATACTACGGATATTATAACGTAGATAGACAGAACCCGCTGTCTGCATATAACGAAAACAAATATAGACCGACTAAGACTCCGTTGGATAATTTCCGATATGGTATGGATAATAATATTTCAGTAGGATTTTTTAAATCTATCAGTATCTATACTATGAGTCGTAAACGATTCTTAGGATACACTCTAGTCAATCCAAAAATTAAATCTTGGAACCACGGATCTCTAGATTACTCAGCAGGTGACACCTTAGAAAGTCAAATGTCTATCGAGTACGAAGCTGTAAAATATTCAGCAGGGAATGTTGCTATTAACAGTCCTAAAGGATTTGCAACATTGCATTACGACCTAGTGCCAAGTCCACTATCAGTTGCCGGTGGCGGTGTGGCTAACTTAGCCGGCCCAGGTGGTGTGTTAGATGGATTAGAAAGTATATTTGGCGACTTAACCAACGGATCAACTTTTGAAAGTTTTGGGGGATTTTTAGGAACTGCAATTAAAACAGTCAATACCTATAAGAATCTCAAAGGGCTCAGCAAAGAAGGACTTAAACAGGAAGCAATTAATATCCTAAGTAATCCGGGAAATATCGCAACAGCAGTTTCAACAGTAGGTGGAGTTGTTGGTGCAGTCTTTCCTAAGAGTTCAACTAATACGGGTACCACTTCAGCAACACAAAAAACTATGGTTGGGGACTCCCCAACTGGACCTTAAGGAACTGTAGCATAATATGGCAACTACTAATTTACCATCTCAACAAATTGAAGACAGTGCCGCTGGTACCAAATTATTTTTTAATAATTACGGTCAGGAGGCATTAGAGTTTGCCGCGAATGATGTAACTGCCACGGTGAGTTTCTTTGAAAAGAAAGGATTTGAAAATGATGCTGCATTAGTAGTGTCCACAGTATTATTAAAACAAGCTAAGATTGACGACACTCCAATTTATAAAATACTACAAAGCCTAGAGCAATTTGATGGTCTCGGACTTAGTCAAGTAGTCGGCGAAATACTTAATAATAATAGAACTCCAACTAGTACACTTGGATTCCGAGCTGAAAATGTAAAGGTCACACAGTCTAGAAATATTTCTCCATAATGGCCAAGTTTGCACAAGGTAGATTCGAAATGAAAAATCCCGACAAGTATGTTGGGAAGAAAACTCCGTTGGCTCGAAGCTCATGGGAATTTGTTTTTATGCGAATGCTTGACGAACATCAAGGTGTAGAAAAGTGGGCCAGTGAAAGTATACAGATACCCTATAGAGATCCTCTCACAGGTAAGTATACCATTTATGTGCCAGATTTTTTTATTGTCTACAACGATAAAAAAGGTGGCAAACACGCTGAGGTAGTAGAAGTTAAACCCGAAAGTCAAACAGTCTTAGAAAAAGTAGGCAAGAGCCAATACAATCAACAGCAGTACGTTAAGAATATGGCCAAATGGGAAGCAGCCAATGCGTGGTGCAAACAACAGGGATTAAGATTCCGTGTGATCAACGAAGGTGAAATTTTCCATCAAGGTGGCAAACGGAAATAAGTACAATATGACAAAAAAATTAGAAGAACTGTTTAATTTAGAGAATGCTAACCCTATAGAGGTTGAAGAAATCACACTGCCTGTAGAAAAGCCTACGCACGAAGCGGTGGACAATCTAGAAAAAACCAGTAGAGAAATACAGCGCATAACCAGCACATTGCCTCAGATAGCAGAATTAGATGCACTGGATGATAAAGAATTAGATCACCTAGCTAGCAAGGCTGAACAAGCATACGATGATTTAATGGACCTAGGCATGAACGTAGAAGTACGCTATAGCGGCAGGATTTTTGAAGTAGCATCAAGTATGCTAGGAAATGCTATTACTGCTAAAACCGCTAAGTTAGATAAAAAACTTAAAGCTGTAGATCTACAGCTTAAGAAACTTAAAATGGATAAAGATTCACCCGAAGATCCAAATGATGTGTTAAATGGTGTCGGATATGTGATTACAGATCGTAACGAATTGCTTAAGAAATTGGGTCAAAAGGACTAAATACTACTATGAAGACATTTAAAGAATATCTTGTTGAAAACAAAAAAGTCTACAACTTTAAAATTAAAGTTGCGGGCGAGTTACCTGAAAATTTTGAGAAAAATCTCAAGGATAGACTAGATCGTTGTAAAGTTATGACATTTGAAAAAGTTAAAACCACGCCAATCCAAGCACTTCCTTTAGATTTTCCAGATCATCCAAACACTACAGTAAGTATTTTTGAAATTGTTTGTGAATATCCGATTACTGCTCCTGAAATCGTTAATGACATTAAAGAAACAGGATTACCAGAAAGTTGTTTCCGTGTTCGTGGATCGAATGAACCTAGCGAACAAGAACAAATTTTAGCATCAGCTGAGCCAAGCGGCGAAGCATTGCTAGCAGACAATCAATATAAAGATTCTGTAAAAATTAAAACTAAAGATTACTTCGGCGATGATTTTAACAAGGGATTTTTGAAAGATTTGGCTAAAACAGCTAAACAACAAAAGAAAGAGAACGGGCAAGGTGAATATAAACTGCCTAAACATAAACAAGATAAGGAAGGTGCCAAAAGCGCCATGGGGAGTTAATATGAACTTTAATGATTTAATGGCAAAGATGCGTCAACTTGATCAACCAGTGCCAGAAACTATCGAAACAACAGCAGACGATGCTACGGTTGAAGCATGTGGCGATATGCCGCCAGTACCGATGGGTATGGATTCAAAACCAGATACTCCTCCACCAAGCATGAGTGTAAACATTAATGCACAAGGCATGGATGACATTGGCGAGTTGATGAAATTGTTGACTAAAGTTAATCCAGATATGATTAACCAAAAAGAGCCAGAGTCGATTCCAAGTATTGACATGATTCCTCCAAGTGTGATGTCAAACGATCGTCCTGAACTTCCACCATTAAAGATGTTGCCTGACTTCGATGCAGACAATGATAATAAACCAGGCGGTGATATGGATAGTAGCCCTATGCAAAAAGCAATGGGCGACATTGACGGTGATGGTGATCACGACATGGATGACCACGACGATGAAGAAAAACCAAAATCAAAAGAAGAAACATTCGGTAATGCAACGGACGGCGCAGCAGGTCCAGAAGTTAAAGATACCGAGTATATGATCAATAAATTAGCAGGCGGAATGAATCGTCCTAAGGGACAATTCAAACACAGTTATCAAGCAGGCGACAATCCAATGTCGATGCCAGAAGCTGACTTACGTGCGGCGATCCGTGCGGAACTATTACAAAGATTAGCAGAAGCTAAGGGAGCAAAATAATGGCAGATTTATTCGGTGTAGCAGCAGGAGGCACAGCAGTTAACGTTGATGCCAATGCAAGAAAATTACTAGGTGACGGCGCATCAGGTGTTGGTCCTTATACAAGATTTGGTACTCCACAACTACAGGCCTTAAAAATTATCTCTGCCTCAATCAATTTTACTACCACGCCATCTGCGGCCAACAGTAATTTATACAAAGCAGTTACAGCTCTGCAAGATCTAGCTGAAGTATATTATGTTGGAGTTCCTACAGCAACTGGCGCTAATCAATTTATTGCACTAGTACATCTTAATAAAACAGATACAAACGACGGCTTCGGAGCAACTCAAACTGTTCCAACTGCTGCTACGTATGAAAATCTTGAAGATGAGATTCGTGCTGCGTTGGGCACAGCGGAAGACGATATCACAATAACTAACAGTACACTAACTGGTTTAACGTTTAATTAATATAGTCAGCAAACCCAATAGGCTCTTCGGAGCCTATTTTTTTCAGTAAATAAAGTATGGCAAAATCATTAGACGGTAATTTAATTAAGAAAGCGCATGCTCCCCAGAGATATACTCTCGAGGAAGTTAAGCATCTTGAAGCATGCATGGATCCCGTTGGTGGGCCTTTATACTTTGCTAAAAACTTTTTAAAAATTCAACACCCTACTCGCGGTTCAATTCCCTTTGAGCCTTATGAATATCAAGAACGCTTAATCGAAGCATATCACGAAAACAAGCAGTGTGTTGCTATGCTACCTCGGCAGATGGGTAAAACTACCTGTGCCTGTGCTTACCTATTATGGTATACAATGTTTATACCAGAATCACAGGTACTGATTGCTGCTCACAAGTATGAAGGTGCGCAGGACATTATGAATCGTTATCGATTTGGCTACGAGAACTTACCAGACTTTATTCGAGCAGGTGTTTATTCGTATAATAGAAATACGATTGAATACGACAACGGTGCTCGTATACAGGCAGTAACGACTACAGAAAATACAGGACGTGGTAAATCTCTTTCATTAATATATTGCGATGAGTTTGCATTCGTGCAGCCACCAGAGAAAGCTAAAGAGTTCTGGACAGCATTAAGTCCAACTTTATCAACTGGTGGTAAGTGTATTATTACATCAACACCAAACAGTGACGAAGATCAGTTTGCCCTTATTTGGACAGAAGCTAACAAGAAATTTGATGAGTTTGGTAATGAACAGAAATTAGGAACAAATGGCTTTGCATCATTCTTCGCACATTGGGCAGAACATCCAGACCGTGATGAGAAATGGGCAGCAACTGAACGCAGTAAGATCGGTGAAGAACGTTTCCGTCGTGAGTTCGATTGCGAATTCTTAATCTTTGATGAAACATTGATTAACGCTGTGCGTCTAGCAGAAATGAAAGGTATTGACCCTACGATGACCATGGGACAAACACGTTGGTACAAAGATATTGACCCACGCTGTACATATCTAATAGCCCTTGACCCTAGTCTAGGCACAGGTGGCGACTACGGT